ATAATGCTTGGACCAATTTATTAAGTAATGTTGGTGTTCAAAGATTTTCTGGAAATTATCCAACATTGGTAAACTACTATACCTTAACAAATTCCTATCAAACTTATTATTATTTGCCATATTCTACTCCGTATAGTTCAAATTTTGTAAGATTAGAAGCTGCTTGTAATGTAGCCAACAATTCCGGCGGCACAGCAACTTCGGTTACAATTAGAATAACATTGCAAGACGATTATGTTGACCCAGATGTATCTTCTGGATTTCCCGCAGGAACTAATCCTCCTTCAGGAACAGTTGACGGAACAATAACAATTACTGTAGACGAATTAAAAGCATCGGGGTTGATGCAACCATCGGGGACATTTACCGTAAATAGCCCAAGCTATTCGCTTTCAGCGATTAGCACTACGTAATCTTTTAAATACATCTGAGGAATAACAGATGCCAGCGGTAAATGATAAGATATCAAAAACTGACTATAACAACATACGAGACAAAGTAGCTAGTGTTCTCGGAACAAGCCTTACCTCAAATTCCACCTATGGTTATGGACAGGTGCTACAAAGCACACAGGTAACAGAATCTAATAGAATAACAGTAAATCATATAGCCAATTTGCGTTATGATATTATAAATGCATGGGTCCATTTAAACGGATCAGCCCCTGCTCTAGTTTCTGTAGTGGAAGGTGATACTATTCGATATGATCCAACTACAGCACCAGTAAGCCAGTTTGACACTTTTGCAAATACCTTAATAGCTAATAGGCTTTCGACACCTCACTCTAGCCAACGAATTACAGTTAATAAAGGAACGACTTCTACTACGTGGCCAGGACTTTACGGATCAGCATGGACATCATTGGCTAATTGCACTATCACCGCAAGTTTTAGTTCTGCAGAAAAAGCAAGGCATTTCTTTAATTCGGGCGGAACTATTAGTTTTACATCGGCTCAATCTGCAGGATCAGCAACTAACCAAAATTTATCTTGGAGAAATCTTTTGGCTTCGGTTGGACAGCAATCTTGGGGAGGAAATACTCCAGGATCAGGAACCTCACCCGGCGACGGACAAAACTTTTATAGATGCACTAATACATTTAATCTTTGGTATTCTGCATCAGCTTCATCACCATACGGATCAAACACTTATAAAATCTATGCAAGAACTCCGTTTGTAGCAAATAATTCTACAGGAACTGCTAACACAATAGAATTTTTAATCGAGTTTGTCGACGGACACGTTGGACTAGGTGGCGGCCCTGACTCAGTCGACGGAACATTCCAAATTGCAGTTGAAACTCTAGAAGCATTCGGAGTTATGCAACCGATCACTGCTGGAAATTTCACAGTAGAATCTCCCTCTCTAACACTAGGTGCAATAATAGCTTAATATTTTTTTCTTCAGTTATCTAGCAAAATAAATAAACTGCGCAGATAACTAGGAGAAATTATGCAAGAGCATCTCAAACAAGCTCTAGATTTTGCCAATTACAGGCAAACACTATCAATCCAAAGAAGAACCCTTAAAGAAAAAATTGATTCTAGATTAACCTACGGCCATGCCGGAGGCCTGTTTAAAATTGATAGAACGTTAATTTCTTTTGTTAATATGCTGATAGATCAAGGAAGAACATCAGGTGTTCCAATAATCGACAGCAATGAAAATCCAATCCTCATAGAAAATTTAGAATCTTTTAGAGATGAGATCATGGATAGATATTTTTCAGCTACTCAAGAATACTACGAAGAATATCAAAAAATTAAAAAAAGTAGATCAGTTGAAAAATTAGTCGATCTATGAAAAAGGGTGTTTTAATATTTGCTCATAATAATCGAGACGTTGACTATGCGTTAATGTCAATCATCTCTGGCGGACTTGCTAAAAAGCACTTAGGTATATCAGCAACACTAGTAACTGATCCTACAACAGTTGATTGGTTAATAACTTCTAAAAAATTTGAATTAGCCGCAAAGATCTTTGATCAAATTATATCAATTGACAAACCGGAAACTGATAACAAGAGAAAATTATATGATGGGCTAAACAATAAGATTGTTCCGTTTGTTAATTCTAATAGATGTTCTGCATGGGACTTGACTCCTTACGATAAAACATTAGTTATAGACAGCGATTTTTTAATATTTTCTGATAGGTTAAATCATTATTGGGATTTAGATTTTGATATTTTGATTGGAAATTCTGCTTTCGATATAGTAGACGATTCTAGATTAGGTTACCATGATCGATATATTTCGGATACCGGTATACATATGAATTGGGCCACTACTGTTATGTTTACTAAAAACCATTATTCGAAATTATTTTTTGAAACTGTAGAATTAGTAAAAGAAAAATATCAATTTTACGGAGATCTTTTTAGATTCTCTACAGCACAATTTAGGAACGATATTGCTTTTAGTGTAGCCAAACATATACTTGGAGGTTTTGAAACAGACAAGTTTTCAGACTTGCCACCGATACTAACTACCTTAGACAAAGATATTTTACATTCTGTTGATAGAAATGGAAAATTAGTATTCTTGGCTTCTCCTAAGCTCAGTGATAAATTTTGTGTAGCATCAATAAAAGACATGGATGTCCATGTAATGAATAAACAAAGCATTATAAGACATGCAGATACATTATTGGAGTTAATATGAAGTTTGGATATCTATTAGTAGTTTCTGAACATCCTGAAATAGACTATCTTAAGTTAGCTTATGCTTTGGCATTGAGTATAAAAAATACACAACGTCCGGGCTACGATCAGGTAGCGTTAGTTATTGACGATAGAAAAAAATTAAAAAATTTAAAAAGCTCTTGGGTGTTCAACCATGTTATAGAATGGAATCAAGAAACTTTCTGGGACGGAAGATCTTGGATGGACAAACTTACCCCGTTTGAAAACACAGTTTGTCTTGACGTAGACATGTTGTTTACCAGAGACTACAGTCATTGGATTGATTATTTTATAGACAACTGTGAATTGTATGTAGCCAATAAAAGCTATACCTATAGAGGTGAATTAGTAATAGACGATTTTTATAGACGAGCATTTACTAAAAATCAATTGCCTAATTTGTATAGTTTTTATACGTTCTTTAAAAAAGACAGCGAATTAGCCAAAGATTTTTTTGAACTAGGTAGACATATTATAAAAAATCCTACAGAATTTTCTAATAATTTCTTAACAGATTTGAAACCAAAGGTAGTTGGCACAGACGAAGCGTTTGCCTTAGCAGCAAAGATATTAGACATATCTGATCAAATAGCCTACGACCTTGAATTTCCTAGAATCGTTCATATGAAACCAATGGTGCAAAATTGGCCATGGCCTGCAAACTTATGCAGTGATCATGTGGGATTTTATTTGAACCGAAAAGGAAAAATAAAAATAGGAAACTATGAGCAACATGATATTGTTCACTATGTTGAGAAAGATAAAATTGATGACGAAATGATTAATATTTTAGAGGAAATTGTATGGAAGAACTAATATTAAATTTTCCTCCTCTGAAATATAAAGCAGAATATGATATAGATTCGGGTGCGGTATTAGCGGTCGGACCTGATCATTATTTTGGATCTAAAGAAAATGTAATAGATTTAGATCAAGAAACCGCCGAACTAATCATGGACGGAAAAATTAAAATACATTCTTGTTTTGTCGACTTAGTTAATAACGAATTAGACATCACTGAAACAAAAAGTATTTTTAAAATTGATAATGTTCTGCATCGAATAACCGAAAAGAAATGGTCTAAAATTGAAAAGCCAGATGTATACATTTCATATAATTCTAAAAAGAAAACTATCAAGTTTGAACTAAGCGAAGAATTTAAAGGAACTAAAAAGTTACCAAAGAAATTTCATCCTATAAAACAAAGAAGAATAAATTGGAATGGTGAAACCGAAATGAGTTTTATGATTACCGATTACAATGATCCCAACTTGCTTTTTGAGATGATTTCGTTTAAAATAAATGATATAGTGGAAAAATCTATCTCTTTAAAAATAGATGTTCCAGAAAAATTTAGCGTCTATACACGAAGAATTTTTAAAAATTATGTATTCGAGATTAAATGAAAACAGTTGAATTTGACGTTGTATTTTTAAGTTACGATGAACCCAATGCAGATCTACATTACGCAGATCTGTGTAATAAAGTTCCCTGGGCTAAACGTGTTCACGGAGTCAAAGGCAGCGATCATGCACATAAAGCCGCAGCAGAATTATCAGAAACTGATTGGTTCATTACTGTTGACGCAGACAATATAGTAGATCCAAAATTTTTCGATTTAGATCTAGATATGTCTGATCCTAAGATACAGGTCTATGGATGGTGCGGTCGTAACAAAATCAATGGTCTTCGTTACGGTAACGGTGGATTGAAAATCTGGAAGAAAGATTTTGTCCTCGGTATGAAAACGCATGAAAATTCAGACAGTGATAGAGCACAGGTAGATTTTTGTTGGGAAGATGGATATCGTAATTTTCCTAGAGTTTATAGCGAAAGCATTATTACAGGTAGTCCCTTCCAGGCATGGCGAGCAGGATTCCGTGAAGGTGTTAAAATGACACTGCTGGACGGAGTAAAAGTTCCTCCACAAGAAATTAAAGAACGTATCTGGTGGCATAATATCCATAGATTACGGATGTGGTCAACAGTAGGAGCTCATGAAGAAAATGGTATCTATGCAGTATACGGTGCTAGACTAGGAACTTGGTTGGCAAATTGCACAGACTGGAATTATGTTGAAGTTAGAGATTTTGAAATCCTAAGAGGAATATGGAATCAATACGGTCGTCCATATGAAGAAGTAAATGCTCACGGCCTAATAGATGAAATACAATCATTGGGAGATAAGTTAAAAGTTAATCTAGGATTAGATTGGCCCTGGCTAGACGCAGCACAGAGCAAATACACATTAGATTTATATGACGAAACTATTAATCTTGGGTTAACTTATTATGTGATGCCTGAAAATGTATGATATATTTTTTGTTAGTCGAACTCGAATAGAAGAAAAAACTTGGGAAGATATCAAGGAAAAATATCCTCGGGCACAAAAAATAGAACACGCCAAAACATTTGAAGATGTAAGATCACGAGCCTTTACTAAACATTTTTGGGTAGTGTGGGATCATATAGAACTGAGAGATGAATGGAAGTTTGAATATGTGATTCCTAAATGGGATGAAGAATACATACACGTTTTTAAAAATAACGACCATTATGACGGAGTTTGTATTTTTCATAAAAGCCACAAAATTTTACAACGGGAATGGGACTATCGTTTCTTTACAAAGAAAAAAGAAATAGATATTTTAGCTAGCCGTCCTAAAACTTTTGATATAGTCTTTATATCTTATAACGAATCGTTTGCAGATAACAATTGGCATAATCTTTTAGCCAAGGCAGACGGTTATCGCTGTTATAGAGTAAACGGAGTAAAAGGCATACACCAAGCGCACATAGCCGCAGCAAATATGGTAGGAACAGAGATGTTCTGGGTAGTCGACGCTGATGCTGAACTAGTTGACACTTTTGATTTTGATTATCAGATACCTTTTTATGATTTCAATGCCAAGTCTACTGTTCATGTATGGAAGAGTCGTAACCCAGTTAACGGATTAGAATATGGCAATGGCGGCGTAAAATTACTACCCACTGACATGACTAAAAACATGGACCTGTCTAAGCCCGATATGACTACTAGCATTAGTAAACAATTTAAACCCATGCAGTCAATATCAAATATTACAAGATTTAATACTGACCCTTTTACTACATGGCGAAGTGCTTTTAGAGAATGTAGTAAATTAGCAAGTCGTGTTATTGATCGACAAGATGATAAAGAAACACAAGAGCGGTTAGATATATGGTGCGAAAAATCTACAGATGAATATGCTCTCGCTGGTGCTCAAGCCGGCCGCGCCTTTGGATCTGCTAATCGCACTGATCTTGAAACACTGAAAAAAATCAATGATTATGATTGGTTAAAGGAACAATTTGATGGACGATATAGTAAGGATTAAAAAATTTATTCCTATAATGAACGAGATTAGCCCAACATTTTGTTTAGCTAAGTGGCACCATACGACTATCTATTTGCAAACTGGAGAAACTCATAGTTGCTATCATCCAGCTCCACATAAAATTTCGTTGGATGAAATTATTATTGATCCTAGTGCTTTACATAATACCAATCAAAAAAAACACGAACGCCTTGAAATGCTTAATGGTGGAAAACCTAGTGGCTGTAATTACTGTTGGAACATTGAAGCGTTGGGTGAAGATTATATCAGTGATAGAAAAGAACGTAATTCGACAATTTATACACCAGAGCGATTTCAGCAGATTAAAGAAGGTGACTGGGATCAAAACATAAATCCACAATACATCGAAATATCATTTGGTAACGAGTGTAATTTTAAATGCGGATATTGTCATCCTAAACATTCTAGTAGTTATTATAAAGAAATAAAAGATCATGGTCCTTATGACATGGTTAAAAATCATCGCAACGATATTGATTGGTTTAGGATTTACGAGGAAGAAGAAAACCCTTATGTTGAAGCATGGTGGCGCTGGTGGCCCGAAGTTCGTAAAACGTTAACGATCCTTCGTATCACAGGAGGCGAGCCTTTATTACAACAAAGCACATGGAGATTGTTAGAAGATCTAGAAAAGAATCCGTTACCTAATCTCGAACTGAATATTAATACAAACTTTGGAGCCAAGCCTGTATTAATAGATCGTCTTGTAGAAAAAGTCAACAATTTAGTTAATGGTAAGAAAATAAGAGATTTTAAAATTTTTACCAGCATGGATACATGGAATGAACAAGCTGAATATATTAGAACTGGATTAGATATTAATGCTTGGGAAAAGAATTTAGACACTTATCTAACTAGAACAAATTTGCCTATAACATTTATGATCACTTTTAATATTTTAACAGTAACTAATTTTCAAAGTCTGTTAGAAAAAATATTAGAGTGGAGATCAAAATATAATGGAAGTAATCAAAATAAATGGCAGCGTGTAAGATTTGATACTCCGTTTCTAAAAGAACCTTTACAATATGACATGAATATTTTGCCTAAAGAACAGTTCATGCCTTATATGTATAGTCATTTACAATTTATAAAAGACAGAATGGATGACTATGATAGAACTAAATTTAGTGATTTAGAATATGAAAAATTTAGACGTGTGGTTGATTATATGCAAAACACAAATTACGACCATGAAAAAATACAAGAAGGGCGCAGAGATTTTTATCAATGGTTCACTGAATATGATCGACGTAGAGGAACAGATTTTATAAAAACTTTTCCAGAATTAAAAGACTTTTATTATGAATGTAGCACCGTCTAATACCTTTTGTATACTTCCTTGGATACACATATATGTGAACCCTGACGGCAGTGTTTTGCCTTGCTGTATAGGTAACCATCATCTACATCTCGGCAACACAAAAACAAATACCATTTCTCAAATCTGGAACAGCGATCAATATAAAGAAATGAGAAAAAATATGCTAACAGGCAAACGATGCGATCAATGCACAGCCTGTTATCGTAGCGAGGACGTTGGCCTTAACAGTTTTAGGATCAGTGTCAATAAGCAATACAACAAGCATTTTGATATAATAAAAGAAACAGAATCTGACGGATTTTTGCCTTCGATGAATTTACGTTACTTCGATGTCCGTTGGAGTAATATATGTAATTTTAAATGTAGATCGTGCAGCGGAACTTACAGTTCTAGTTGGGCTACTGAAGAAAAAAGATCAAACGTTTATATTTTTGCCGGCGGTGATAATAACGATAATCTCTATGAACAATTTTTGCCTTACTTAAAAGATATTGAAGAATTTTATTTTGCTGGAGGCGAGCCTTTACTCACAGACAAGCACTATGATATTTTAGAATATCTAATTAGTATAGGTAAGACTGATGTAAAATTAAGATATAACACCAATCTTAGTTCTTTATCTTATAAAGGTAAATCTGTTTTAGAATTATGGAAACATTTTCGTAATGTTAACATAGATGCTAGTTTAGACAGTTGGGGAGAAAGGGCAGAATATATTCGAGAAGGAACTAATTGGAATATTATAGAACACAATATAAAAAGCATTCAACAGCATACACCTCACGTAAATCTACAGATTAACTCTGTAATATCAGTTTTTAATATTTCAACTACCGCAGATTTTTACAGTTATCTTATTAAGAATGATATTTTTAACAAACACACGTTTTATCCTAATTTTTATAATTTATTAAATCCTTCGTTTTATAGTGTTAATGTTTTGCCAGATGAATTCAAAATAAGAATAAAAAACAGATTACAATCTGTATCTGTATCTAAAAATATAGATCAAAAAATACAAGATATAATAAAATTTTTGGATGCTAGCTCTTACGATGAAAATTTACACAAAGAATTTATTGAAAAAACAAAATATTATGATAGCATAAGAAATAGAAATTTTATAGAAACCTTTCCTGAAATAAAGGAATTATTCCATGTCTAAAAAAATAGCTGTATATATTCGCGGCCACCTAAGAACATGGGATTACATTAAAGAAATGAATTTTAATTTTTTTGATAGTCTTCCTTGGGACGTTGATTTTTATCTAGCTACATGGGAATATTCTCCAAAAACTTTATCTAGACTCGGGAAAGATTTTAAAAATAGAAATTTAAAAGGCATAGAAATTTTTAAGAGGGCTGATCATTACAATCCGTGGACTGGTCCTGCTTCTATGTCTACACGGTTATCCAAACTTAGAATTCAAGAACAATTAGCAAATAACGTAGAGTATGAATTTATAATTGAAACACGCTTTGATGTATTTTTAAAATTATTAAAAACACCAACAACACCTAATGAAAATTCATTCGGAGTTACTGAAACTACTGGGCAGTTCCAAGATAAAGTTAAAGAAATAATCACAGGATTATCAGATCATTGTTTCTTGAGTAAACCTTCTCCTCATGCAATTATGAATCTAAGACAATTAATTTCAGCAGGTGAGGATGGCAATCACATTACCCTTTATAAACTTGCTAAACTTTACAACATTAATATTTTTAGAATAGATTGGTTTGATGCTATAATTTCTAGACCTAACATAGTTGATTCTTTAGAAAATTTTTCCGAAACTTGTCACGAGTTAAGAAATAAGTGGAATAATTTATCAATTGATCAAAAAATGATTTATGTGACAAAAGCTAACATCGATCCGTATGACTACGCTGAAAGCTATCATGTCGGAAATCTATTAGGAAAAAATCATGAAGCTTGAAAATTATAAAAGATTCTTTGCTTTCGGTTGTAGTCTGACACGCTACCACTGGCCGACATGGGCTGACATAATAGCAAGAGAAATTCCAGAATCGTATAACTATGGACAGTCGGGCGCAGGTAATTTGTTTATTTCTAATCAAGTTGTAGAAGCTAATGTTAGACATAAATTTAATGACACTGATTTAGTAATGATCATGTGGAGTTCTGTTTCTCGAGAAGACAGATGGATCAAAGGCACCTGGCTAACTCCTGGAAACATTTATACTCAAGATTCTTATGACGAAAAATTTATTCAACAGTTTAGTGACTTTAAAGGTTATGTGATTCGTGATTTAAGTTTAATTACAATGTGTAAGGGATTTTTAGATAACATCGGTCTTGACTATCATATGCTTAATATGGCACCATTTTTATCACCCCACATTCAGAGTCCTAATCAATTATTTGATAACGGAGAAACTGTGTTAGATTTTTATAAGGAAACGTTATCATCTATCCGTCCTGATATTCTTACAGTAGAATATAACGGAGAATGGCCCAAGCATCCGATCAAAGGACACGGTGCCGGACAAAATAGAGATTATCATCCCGACACAGTTGGCTACGCAAATTATCTCAAGAAAATTTTTCCAGGATTAGAATTTAATAAAAAGACTTATAAATTTATAAAAGAGCATCAGACTTATATACAACAGGCAACACATATTGATGATCTAATACCAACATGGAATCCTGGTAGACTGTTAAGATTATGAAATTACTAAATTCTAAAATTCCTAGTATTAATACCTATGATATCAACAATCCTTCGATAACATGGAGTAATGAGCATACGGCCGGACTAACAGAATTGTTACACAATACTAAATTTGATTTCGATTTTTGGTATTGTTTTTTTTCTTGCGAAAAAAGTTTTAGAATTTATGATATAACTCAACTAATAGAAAAAGATACGATTGAAAAAATTAAAAACAAAGAGGCATTTTTAGTATTAGAAAATACACTAGAGCCATTTGAACTTGTGATAGATTCGATATATGAAAACATTGTTCTTAAAGGAATTCCTGCAGAACAGATAATACTCTTGACCAACTTATACGATATTAAAACTTACTGCAAATTAGTTGCAGAAAAACACAATCAACCAATGTTACGTATTTTTTGGTATCCAGTATTCGAACAAAGTTTAAAGAATGATTTATTGCACAATGTCTACACTGTTGATAGAAATAATAAATCTCCACAGACGTTGCAGATAAAGAAATATCATAAAGCATTTTTAAATTTTAATCGACGATGGAGATTGCATCGACCATTTTTAGTAGCATTACTTTACGGTAGAAATTTATTAGATAAGGGTTATGTAAGTTTAGGTCCATGCGAATCTACAGACAATTGGGATTATAGATGGAACGAATTAACTTCTTATTTTAGAGGCGATCAACAAATTTTAAACATATTAGAATCTTGTTCAGATGTTAAAGAGCTTCCACCTATGTTTTTAGACACTGATGAATTACATATTAATCGTGCAGTGTCTACTATAGATACAAATCAATACTATGAAAACAGCTATTTTAGTGTTGTATCAGAAACAACCTTTTTCACGAAATACAATTACAATTCTTTTAGATTTCTAAGCGAAAAAGTTTTTAAACCCGTAGCCATGAAGCATCCGTTTATTCTAGTCAGTGTTCCTCGAAGTTTAGAAATTTTAAAACTAATGGGATACAAAACATTTTCTCCAATCATTAATGAAAATTATGATTCAGAATTAGATGATGGCAAACGTATGCTAATGATTTTGGATGAAATAGAAAGGTTATCAAACTTCAACAAGCACGAAAGGGCAAATTTTATCTTGCAATGTCAAGACATTTGCCAGTATAATTATAAAATGCTTCTTTCTAAGACAACATTTATCACAGAGTTATAATGGCATATCATTTAGGTGACGACAAACATCTTAATACTCTCAAAGCGATTGAGCAGTATGCCAAACCTGTCGAACAAAAAAATACGACCCTTGTAAAAATTAATCATGCTACAAGACGATCAAAGTTAATGTTGGCATTGTTGCCTCAGTGGGCAGCGGAGTTTCCTCCTTTTAATTTATGTAGACTAAGTGCAGTAGCTAAACAAGCAGGTTATCAGAGTAAAGTTATAGATGCAAATATCAAAGCATTTAGATATTACGATACACACATAAAAGATAAACTAGATTATAAACTGTGGGATCCGACTACAATTTGGAGATGGTGTGATAATAATTACGCTGACATACACAAACACCTCGAACCTATACTACTAGAAATTCTTGATCAAATTGTAGATTACGAGCCAGACCTATTAGGTTTCAGCATTTATCAAATGAATGAAGAGCCTACTAAGTGGATGATCCAACAGGTCAAATTAAGAATTCCACATGTTAGAATTGCAGTCGGCGGTCCTAATGTTCACAAAGGATATTTTGTAAAACAACCTTATTATGATTATGTAGTAAGCGGAGAAGGTGAAGAGGCTATTTTAAAAATATTAGAAGAAGTTGAACGCGATATTAATCACGTAGATCAGCAGCACATCATTCAGCCAGAAGAACAACGGCTAAGTCTAAACAAGTTTCCTATGCCTGATTACGATGATATCAATTTTAACGAATATAGAATTTCAAACGGTGTAACGACAGAATTAAGTAGAGGCTGCATAGCTAAATGCACATTCTGTGAAGAAACACACTTTTGGAAATATAGACAACGTATGGCGATAGATTCTTTAGAAGAAGTATCTTATCTTTACGAAAGAGGTATTCGATTATTTTGGTTTATTGATAGTTTAGTAAACGGAAATCTTAAAGAATTGAGAGCATTCGCCAAGGGTGTTATTGCCAAAGGACTCGATATTAAATGGACAGGATATGCTCGATGCGACGGAAGAATGAATCTTGAGTATATGAAAGATCTAGCAGCCAGCGGTTGTGTTTATTTAAATTACGGATGTGAATCGGGAAGTCAGAAGATTTTAAATGATATGGCCAAAGGCGTTACCGTTGCAGAAATGGAACAAAATTTTAGAGACGGCAAAACTGTTGGAATTAAAGCAGCCACTAATTGGATCGTAGCATTTCCTACAGAAACCTATCAGGATTATGCGGATACAATGACATTCTTGATTCGTAATCGAGATATGAACATTAATAATATGAGCACAGGCATTGGGTTCGGTCAAGGACCGGAGACGATTACAGGACAGAATCCAGACAAGTTTAATTTGTCATATCAAAAATATTTAGGACACTGGATTACCAAAGATTTTAAAATGGGTGGATCTCATACTCTTATGCGTGTTAAGTGTATGAGCATTTATCTTGATCAGATTATCGGAGACAGAAAAATAGGTTATCCTATTCGTCCAAATCTTAAGAAATTTCATTATAATATAGAGTATGAGAACGACATTGAAAGAGATGTCGAATACGAAAATTTTGATTATAATATAATCAAAACAAACATAAATCCTTATGCCGACGGATTAGTAAATGAAATATGGCCATTCTTAAGAACATTATGGAGAGTAAGGGGCGGATATGCAACTGTGATAAGATTTAGTCCTGAACTTGATTCTGCAGAATTTGGAAACGGTTACGGCACAGGAAAATATACAGCAGAATTTAAATTTAAAATAACAACAGATGGACAATGGTCTGCAGATTTTAAATGGGATTTTATACAACATTGGGAAATTGATTCGTATAGAAATGCCCATCGCCAAGGACCATTCTTTGCACAAGACTTTAGTAATATGACCAGCAATGCAGCTATTCGTGCAAGAAGATTAGCAAAACCTGATTGGGGAATGGAAGGTCGTTCAGCAACTGACTATAATGATCTGTTCGCTGAAGAAAGAGAATTAAACAAGACTATAGACTGGACTTTTAATTATCACTGGTCCGGAAAGGGCGATTGGGGAAATTACAACAGTCAGTCTAAAGAAGTTCCTAATCAAATAATAGAAACACAACCTATACAATTTTATCGTTAAGCAAGACAGTATCTAAAATTTCTCTGTTATGTTTAATAACAGTTCTCATATCGTAATAGATTGCAGTTAATTCTTGTAATGATTTAGAATTAATATAATCTATAATATCAAAAATTTTAATTAGTCTAGTATAGTGGTCCTCTTCTCTATCGTAACTTTCATCCCACCATTTATCAAAAGTTTGAAATCCGAAAGTTTTGAGATATTCTAGACTGTAAGGCGGAGCGGCTAAAAGAAAAGGCATGTTGTTTCCTATTGCAGTTAATGTTTTTTCGCTGAAATAACCAAACGGTTGTGCGTATCTAGTTTCATTAACCACAGCACAAAAGTTAGACTCGTAACTCTTTAAAAATTCAGGTGTCCAATTAGGAGCATGACCTCCCGGAATGTATACCTCATTAACTTCTTTAACATCTAACGAGTCTATTTTTTGATCTATAACAAGGATATTATTTTCTAAAAAATCGACACCTTTCTTTAATTGATCGTATTGATACGGTCTTTCGATTTGTAATTTTTCTAAATCAAACCAATCGTTGTTTTTAAGTTCGTCCCATGAGCATGTTAAATTCCAGGTATACGTTCCGCTGAGTTGTGATAGGTAACTAGTAACAATATGTCTATGGATAGTGTATCTCCAGTTACCACACCAGAACTTTTTTTTAATATCGTGTTTGACAAAATATTTAGGAAACTTTTTATAACACTTTCCCATTTCTCTTAGAAATAAATCTAAACAATCTAGTTTTATTTCTGGATAGTTATCTTGAATTAGTTGTATTTTATAATCAGAGGTAAACACTCTGAATTTTTCGATATTATTATTTTTTACAAATATCTTTATGCTTTCTAATTCATCTACTATTAAATCTTTAAGATTGATATCTGATTTAAATTCGCTGTAAAAATTTCTATTATGTTCGCCTATTCTAAAACAGCTAGGTTCATAAAGATAAAAATATATTTCTAAATTACTAGATTTATCAATTAACATTGATTCTAATTCTTTTATTCTTCCGTTGCCAGTATAAATGAAATACGGATTTTTTAATTTTTTAAGAAAGCATTGATTCACTAGATATTCTTCTAGATACCCTAGTTTCTTTTCAAACCCTGTGAGATTATTCCAGAAGAGGTCTTGCGTGTATTCTTCTTCTTTATTCTCTGACCAAATCAAGGGTAACACAGTGGTGACCTCCTCCGAGTGTTCTGCTATGTCGCAGATCTATTCCGATGCTTTCAACATTATACTTTGAAAGTTGATGTCGTAGAAACGTTTGTTTAGGATCGCAAATAATTAAATTAGGATTAACTGTTAAAAAATTTAAAGCTATAAATTTACTAGCATATGGATAACCGTCGAATGGTTGTGTAACAAGATCGTCACCGGTGATCCAAATTTTATCCCAAGACTTAAACACTGATGGTAAATTAGTTTGATTTATTCTATCGGCATTAAGAACCACTAAACCTTCTCGTATCGGACAAATAGTGCTATCAATATGAACACCGTTATAGATATTATCTAGAATATGAACCTTGTGGTCTGGGAATATAGATTGCAGCCATTCACCGCCTGATACATTTCCACTTTCACTAATAAGATATAATAAATCGTTGTTTAATCTACACACGTTGGCTGCATCAAATTTAATTTCTGGATTACTAGTAGATATCAGATCGTCTTTGAAAAAATGTTTTATAGCATCAAGCTCTTTTATTCTTGTAGGATATAAGACCGGAGCGTCTACAGCTTGGGTTCCTATAATTAATACTCTATCTCTAGGGCAATAATTATACATACCGTCAAACGATTGAAAATCTAAATCAACAGGTCTATATACTTTTATAGACAGAGATTCTAATGTTTGTTTAAAAATTTCTAAGTCTTCGTTGGTTTCTTCTATTATTCGTTGACTCAGCGGTCCAGAAGGAACAGGAGTTTCTTTCCAAGCAGTAGTATTTTCTAAATTTCTAAAGAAAGGACATTTTGCAGGCCAGTGTGCATTGGTAGCTGTGCCTAAAATAACTTCTTTTAAAGGATCCCATTCGTTTTTAGAATTAATCATTGATTTTTATATCTCTACAATCTGGGTATTCGACAAATTTAATGTCGAACAAATTATTTTTTTTATACTGATCTAACTTTTCAAGACCTTTGATACATTCTTCCGGGTTTAATTTATAATGAAATCCTAAACTAAATTCTTTCTGATCTTGCCATGGACTTATGTTTAAGTCTCTTCCGTCATATCTTAGCATAGATATTTTTTTGTAATCGTTATAATTATCTAATAATATTGCACCGCCTCTTCCTATGTCTAAGGGTTTTGAATATCCAAAACTTAAACATTGAAGCATTCCGGGGCGATACATGTTGGGTTCTAGTCTTCTAGCACTATCCCATATATCTGTTCCGTAAAATCTATATTCACCAGTCCATTTTTCCGGAACTAAATTATATTCGATTCCTAGCTTGACCATAGTCATAGGCACTGAGAGATATGTGAATGCTGTAAATCCTGTTCTTTTAACTTTCTTGTATCTTAAACATAATTCTATTGCGTGAGTGCAACAGTCAGTAGTGATTACATATGGAGCTCCGGTAAACTCCGACAGAGCTTTTTCAAATTCAAATATTTTATTAAACATCTGTGAAAGTTATTTGGGCAGTATATCTAGGTTCTAATCCAAGATTAGCGGCCATATGTGGAGCGTCATATCTCCACAATACATATTCACCTGCCTGCCATTTGGTTATTGGTTCGCCCTCTATTTCGAATATGTGTCCTGGTTTCCAATCTTCTAAGAATATTATAGCTCTCCATATAGACTCGTTGTCGGTGATATTGAAGATTTTTTTATAATAGCTATACGTATCTTGATGATAGGGTAATATATTGCAAGTTTCCATTTTATAAAAACTTAGGCCTTGATTTTTTCCTTGAAAAATTGATAGAAATTTTTCAGACCATGTCGGCATCACAGATTTCATATCATACATTAGACCTGTGAAATGTGTTTGAGAAAAACCTTGAGACCTCCATTGAGAAACATCGTCGTTACAATTGAATGGTTCTCTTTGATATATTAGGTATCTATGATTTAAATCCCAGAACGGTTCTATCAAACCTTGTTTATACAAAAAAATACTCCACTAAATAATATGCTGCTATTATTTATTGAGGTTAAAAATGCAAATTGGTTTTATTGGTTTGGGTAAATTAGGACTTCCCTGTGCAGAAGCAATGGCTCACAAAGGACATACTATAAAAGGTTATGATATAACTCCGAGAAATAGTGATTCAGTTACTGTAGTTGATTCGATAAAAGAATGTGTAACTGATACTGACATTGTTTTTATTGCAGTTCCAACTCCGCATGATCCTCTATATGATGGCAGAGCACCAACGGCTCATCTCAAACCAAAAGATTTTTCATATGACATTGTGAAAACTTGTTTAACAGAAGCAAACAAGTATATGAATAAGAAACAACTACTTGTTCTTATTTCTACAGTATTGCCTGGAACGACTCGAAGAGAATTTATTCATTTGGTTACAAATACTAGATTTGTTTATAATCCTTATTTGATAGCTATGGGCAGCGTGGCATGGGATATGGTCAATCCAGAAATGGTAATGATAGGAACAGAAGATGGTTCTGAGAACGGTGACGCTGAACAGTTAATTAATTTTTATAAAACTGTCATGGAAAATAATCCAAGATATGAAGTAGGCACCTGGGACGAATGTGAATGCATTAAAGTTTTTTATAATACTTTCATTAGTGCTAAAATTGGATTAGTCAATATGATACAAGACGTTGCTATAAGACAAGGTAACATTGACGTTGATGTTGTGACCAATGCTTTAGCTAAATCGACTATGCGTATCATGGGACCTCAATATATGAAGGCTGGTATGGGAGACGGCGGCGCATGCCATCCTAGAGACAATATAGCTCTAAGATATATGGCTGATAAATTAAATCTTGGATACGACCTATTCGATTCTATAATGAACGCCAGAGAATTACAGGCTAAGAATCTTGCCCAAGAACTTGTTAAACACGCTGAAGAAAATCGAATGAGTATCTTCATCCACGGAAAAGCCTATAAGCCCGGAGTAGAATACTGCGATGGCAGTTATAGTTTATTAATAGGTCATTATTGCGAGGAATTAGGACATAAGCCTACTTATATTGACCCATTAACTGGAGATGACATCCAGGGATGCTATGGTGTTGTGCTATTGGCACACAATAGAAAGGTAACTTACGAATATCGCGGATTTGAAGAAACGCAAAATTTATATTGTAAAATAGAAAAAGGATCAATCGTTATTGATCCTTGGAGAAGTTTTAAATCAGAAGATTATAAAATTATACACTACGGTAACACTAGAAAATACTATCAGTAGAATTTTTAATATCCAGTTTTAATCTTTCAATATCAACTTTAAAATCTATCTTTTTAATATCGTCTTTATATTCTTGAAGTGTATCGAGTAGCGTTTCAGCGATAATTTCTGCTGTTTTATTTTCTAACTCTTGCTTTATATTAATCTGCCAAATCTTTCCGTCGACGAACTCCAGGTGAACAAGATCTAAATATGCTACCGGCATGGTATTCATATATAGATCTTCGAACACTTCTGGCCATTCCTTGACAAGATGTCTTGGCGGTCTAAACAACGGATTAGGCATCTAGGGTTTCTTTGGTCTTAGTAGTTTTCTTTTGAGGAGGATCTAGTTCATCCGCTTCTCTTCTTAAACGGGCTGCTTCTTTATACATAGCATCAGCTTGGCTTCTGTAACCTTTAGCAATGTCTTTATCAGACAATACTTGGTTCTCGGGAGCCTTAAGTGGTTGAGGAACATTTCTAGGTTCGCCAACATCTCTACCTAATACTTCTTCAGTTTTCGGAACTTCGGATATTTTAGCAACATCTTCAACTTCTACTCCGGGATTAGGAGCTCCGGAAACAAAGCGACATAGGTCATCTACAGCACAATTTCTTTGCTCTGCGATTAAAACATTTAATTGATGCAATTCGATGGTATCGTTTGGTGTTGGAGTCATTGTTACAGAATCTGTAGGAACTTTTTGTAAAAATCCATCAGCTCTTAATGCCTGTAACATCGGTCTTCCATCGGGAAAACTTCTAATGAATAACAGTTCTCCAAACTCGAATGTTTCTTGCGCTTGGTCACTTTCTACAACTTTCATAATGGCGTCATGATACGAGTCGCTTAAATTCGCCACAGGAATCGCAAGAGCCATATTTGATTCCCCTGGTAGTGTTCTGAATGCTACCAGAACTTTCGCTCCTGTTTTGGTAATTCTTCCTATGTGTTTTAAGACTGCTGGCATATTACGCCTCCTTTTTGGCTACTGATTCTAAAAATGCGTTCAGTTTGTTAAATGTGCGACCTACTGCTTCTAGTTCGTTGGCCTTAAATGCGCCACGCTGGCTAGCAACTTCTAGAATGCTTTTTAGAGCAACTAAGTCACTGATGTTTAGATCAGCACCTTGTTGCTGTGGGGCCTGTGGTGCTTCGGCCGTTTGTTTAGCTTTGGCTGCTTCTTCAGCAACTGCGCTGGCTAGTTCTTCAGACATTAATTTCTCCTTAAAAATGGGCAAGCTAGCATAAAGTATGTTAGCTCTTTTTGGTCTTCGAAGGCTGCAAATGTGATTGATCTTAACACACCGCTCTGATCAACATGCGGTGCTTTGATAACACAGAAGCGACCTTTAAGTTTGTCTTTAATCCAATTTTTAACTCTGTTATCAAACATCTCATTATCGCTTACTTTGATTTTAGAGAAATGAGGAGGAAGAGTTTTTAACTCTCTCTTTTTCAGGATTGAAATTGGATTAAGATCAAACATAGTAAAAATATTTATATGGTCAGTTTATTCGACAGGGGATTCTTGGTTTAATCTTTTAGAAAGAGCTTTGTTGTGACCAAATTTTCTTATATCTCCGGAAAACAGATATAATTCAAAAGCTGCTTTTTCTTTCATTACAGTGATATTTTTTTTAGTTATAAAATATGGGGAATCTATAAAATTGTCTAACCAAACTAATACTTGCGGAGTGAAAGCAAATTCTTTTGGAAATTCTATTTTATATGTTTTTATTTTAGCATGTTCTTGAATGAATTGCAAACCTTGCTCAGTCAATCTTAAACCGCCTTGGTCTTTGTTTCTAAAACTAAACCAAAATACAGCGGAATATTTTTTAACTGTGTCGTCGGTGAATTCTATGTTTGCGGCCTGTAAGAATACCCGTGTATAGGCATCCTTGGTGTTCATTTACTTTACCTCTTCGCCGGTGGTAAGTTTATAAACTGCGAAGTCTGAAGTTTTAAAAAGTTTGTTTAACTTCTTTGCTAGGTTATATGCGTGGCCAGGATTTGAAAAGCTAACCTTTTTATATTTCGGCCCAGGGTAACTAGCGACTAAACTTCCGCTTTTTAAATTAAAAGGTTGACCTTTATAGAATACAGCCCAGATGGCTTCGCTATCAAGGATCTGCTCAACCTTAAAGGTTTCCTTGTTAGCATATTCTAAAAGAATCTTCGGTTTTGGTCTACTCATGATATACGTGTTTCCTAATTAACCACGTATATATTTATGTCTTTAGAAAGATCCTCCATCGAACTTAACGTCGATGTTAGTGGTAGATTCTTTTATTTCTGCCAACATAGTGTGGATTTCTTGAACAGTTTTGCCTAATTTGGATGTCAAAATAGCTAATTCAGCAGTGAGATCTTTTGCTTCTTGTATAGTAAGTCTAATTTCTTTTTGTTGGCTTCTATCCGCAGCAACTACACGCTGAATTAGTTTTTCAACACTTGGCAAATTTGTGGGTAAGTTATTTGCTGACATTTGACAATACCTGTTTCATTTCTAATTCGGTCTTAAATGGACCTTTGAACTCGTAACGCTGTAGAGTGATTAATTTAGGACAGAAACTTTTTACCCAACCCTTTTCAAATTTAATTGTGTAATAACCTGCACAATATAAACTTTTTGAATCAATGCTCTTTGTAAACAACGGCAATTTTCTTTTTACATCATACAAAGGATTATGTGGTGTTGTGCTAGTAGAAAACCCATGAACTTCGTTTGGTGCAGAATTATCTGCTTCTTTTAAAATTTTAACTACAAAAAAGTTCTTACCGAATTCTTTTGTTAGACTTTCTTTAGTTTCGTAAATCTTGATGCCGTCATGATTACTCATAATAAAACGATTGTCTTCGTTTTTTCTTAGAGTAGCGATCTTCTCTCCATTCTCTTCAACGATCCAGAATTTATCTGCGATGATCGGTTTAGCATGTAGTTCTGTCATACTGCTCTCCCAACATGTGTCTGTGGCACAGTCGCAGGTATCTCTATACCGACAGACTGTGGTCTTCCTTAATAATGTATCTTGCATTTAATGGCTCCGCATAAGATTGTGCCTGTTCTGAAATTTTCTTTAAATCATAAAGATTACAGAATTTGATTAGTCGTATTCCGACCTGGCTAATGTTTTTATTTGCTGTGGTGGCTTCTGCAATAGTTGAAGCAATGATTTCTTTGATATGATCGGGTTGATGACTTAAATCAATAAGTCGACGATTGCGTTCATAGTCGTCTAGCACCCTGTGTTCTTTGCCTTCGTGATCAGTCCATCTCTGAAGCATGAGATTGTTCCACGCAAATCCTTTGGTTTTACGATCTTCGAACGCTTCACTAAGACCCACTTTTTTGCTTGTGCCTTTAGTGCGCACACCCGGATACGCTGAGAAGACATTATCACTGGTATCACCACGCATACATTTTTCAAAGAGCAGCCATTCTGGGTTAGGTGCTTCTTTTGGTTCTTTAGTTTTTTTGTCGATAACTGCTTTGCCTTTGTCATCAAAGATTCCTTCGTGCGTGATAACATGTTCCATTACACCGTTGTATTGTTTTACATTTGGAGCGATAAGCTGAACAAAGTCTGTGTCGGTTGAAATGATAACATGATTGTCGTCTGGATGGCTTTGTATCCATCCAGCAATAAGATCGTCAGCTTCTAATTGCTCGTGACGTAAAACTGTGCAATTAGTTTTGTCTGTGATAAACTCTTTGAATGTATCAAATGCTTCCCAAAAAACTCGATCTTCTTCTTGTTCTCGTTCGTTTAAAGCTGCGCGGGCATCTGATCGATTACGCTTATATGGAGCATAATAATCTTTGCGCCAGCTTCTACCTTCTAAACAGAAGATAACGTGACTGCCGTTGAACTGCTGCCACGCCTTGCGGATTGAATTTAGGGTAATATGAAAAGCCATGCCGAGCTTAATGTCAGCATCACCGTTAATAACATGTCTAGCACGAAAGAACGTGTTAGCAGTATCAACTAAAATATAGGTCATGTATTATTCTTCTTCACACTCTGTATGTCTAAAGAACCTGTTTCCACAGGGCCACCGTAATCGCCATCTACTACAACATTGGCACAAAGCTCACGGAACCAACGATCGACAATTTCTTCATCATTGTCACCTTCAACACCGTAACCTTCTTGCTTTAATTTTAGCACAAAATGGTCGTTCCAGTCAAGCTCAAAAAAGCCATTACGCACATTATCTTTGTTTACATGGGTATTTAATACGCCAACCCATGGCTCTTTCTTTCGAGTAGCACGATCTTTTGGACTCAATTTAGCCAATTCTTGCTCTTGAGCAATTTCTTTTAAACTATTTTCAGCTTCTTCTTTTAATTTGGTAGCTTGTTCAAGTGCCAATCGAGCTTCTTCGATATTGGCTTCAATTTTATCTAAACCAAATAATTTTTTAATAATTTTCATTAAGTTCCCCATTCATTTTTAAATAAAGGCACCTGTAAGCGATCTGAATAGCGCAGTCCGTTCTTCATTGCTAGTTCCGCTACGCGGCGATTATTTAATGTATAAACACTCTCCACACCGCCTACTGGCATCAAATATACAGGGCCACTAAAACCTTCTGCACGATATATATCAACTGTTTCAATAGCTTCCTCGGCATCTTCTTCTGTAGCTACTACAAATTTCAGATATGTATAACCGACTTCTTCGTATTCACAAACTACATCTGGACGAATAGCTTCGTGACGTTCTTCTCCTGAACAACTTAGCTTGGCACTAACACTAAATGTGAGTTTATGATAGCCTCTATCCTCCATGCCCCAATTTAATAGATAATTTTTAAATTCAGGCGATAACTTTTGAGTTCCGTTTGTCTCAAATGTAATTTCTTTAAGATTTTTCATCTTAGGATGTTCTAACAGTTCGGGGTAAGCACGTTGCCACCCAAGCAATGGTTCTCCTCCGGTGATAACCAAGTGCTCCTCTCTCCATTCGTTGAACGGTAGAATTTCGCAGATTCTTTCTGCGATGGCGTCGGAAGTAAGCATTGGGCTAAGATCCTTAAAGCGAGGATCCCAGCTAGCATAACTATCACAACCAGTAGAAACCAATGGAAGTTCTTCATACTTCGTAAACTCTCCAATTCGAGCAGCAACAGCTTCTACTTCTGTGCTTAGTTCACCTTTAGGCATACCGAAGCCAGCACATTTAAAGTTACAGCCGAATGTGCGTAAAAAAACAGAAGGCACACCCATATAGCGTCCTTCACCTTGAATGCTGTAAAACAGCTCTGCGATTTTAATTTTGCTCATCGTTTATTATACCTTTATATATGAAATTTGTCAAGTCTTCTTTGATCAAACTCCATGTTCCATCTTTATTATCGACCCAATTTATGGTATCGCCTTCTTTCCAACCCACCTCATTTAACAAATCCTGAGGCAATGGCAATATACCATCTTTGTCAACTGTTAGTGTCCATGTTTTCATGTTGTGAGATATTTTTTCTTTAGTTGTTCTTCTTGATGTTCTTTCCATCTTTCATACATAATTCTATCACACTCTTTTTTAACTTCGATGGGAATATCCGGATGCCAGTGTGCATCTCTGCAATCATAAACTACAGTTCGTTCTTCTCCATAATTTGAAAACATTATAATCAAAACAGCAATTAACGCTAAGATGATTATCCATTTATCTTTTTTCAAACTTTCTCGCTGATCATTATCTTGCATAGCAGAGCATCTCTTTCATCGGTAAAATCGAAGTGCATATAGTCTGCACTAACTTCTGTTACATACTTACCGCCCGGAAGTCCAAAATGTTCTACTATCTGAGCACATGTTTCATTCCACCAATCGTTAGCCTGGCTCTGCCAAGGAACAGTTACTCTTACCATTTACGATAATTTCCTCTTTCTGGAATGACATGTCTGACTCCGCCTGTTGGATCTTCCATGTCACCGTTTCTTCTTGGAATTAAATGAACATGTGGCCATGGCACTGTTTGACCTGCTGCTTTTCCATAGTTTAATCCGATATTGAATCCGTCGCAATCACCGTTTTCGACCATTCTCATACCGTCTCGAACAGCAGACTCAACTGCATCCATTAAGACAGCCACAGTATTATACTTAGGAACAAAAAGCAAATGGCCAGGAGTAACAGGATATATATCTCTAAATACTTTAACATGGTAATCCTCTTCTTCTAATTCTGTCCACGGAGCTTCGCCGTCATCTATAAAAGGAGGCTGTTCCTTCATTACTTTTTCTGTATCATTCATTTAGTCCACCAATCTTCCCAGGGAAAGTCAACCCAAACATCATTTTCAGCTTTGTTAACTTCCATGCCAGAATAATCCATTTTTGCATTACACTTACTAGAAACATTATCCACTAGCACAGCAAATTTAACATTGTTATTCCATACTTCTTCCCAACTTGGATCGTTCGGAAAACATCCACTAGGCCAATCTTCCATGATCCAATTAAGAGTAGCGCCACTGTCGTTGATATCGTCGACAATTAAAATATTTTTATAAGTATCTCCGGCTTCTAGTAAATCGCTGGCAGCTTCTAATATACCTGCAACATCTACAGGATTTTCTACGTATCTCTCTTTATTGGCACCTAGAGCATCCTCAGCCATCCAAAGATTACTTTCTCGTTCACCACTGTCTCTAAGACTTACGTTTAGTGTTTCGCAGGGAACATTAAAGTAATGACTGATCATAACAGCAGGAATCAATCCACCGCGAGTTAGTCCCACTACATAATCAGGACGCCAGCCAGTGTTTGTGATATCTCTACAAATCTTAGCGACTAGGCCTTTTAGTTGTTCGTTATTAATTATGAGCTTGTTCATATCTTTCCTTGAGGTATTGTTCGTGTTGAATCCATTTGTTATTAACTAAGAATCCCCAATCACGCTTATGAGGTCCAGGCATAAACAATGTCCATGCAGTTACTCCTTCTTTCAGCTCAATGCGATGATAGCTATTAGGGCTGCAAATACGGAAATGCCCAGGCCCACGCCAATGCCGTGTTTCACCGATCTTGGCACCTTGCGAATTAAAGTCGGGAGTCCACTCATAGTAGCCTCCTTTAAGGATTAGTGTAGCATAGGGCCAGGGATGATCATGCACATCATCTGGATCACCTTTTAAAAATTTGTGAAGGAATACGTTAAAAGGAAAACGTTCTCTTTCTTTCAAAAAGAGATAATACCGTTCGAGATACGGTTCATTATGCACACGATCAAAAATGATACGTTTGCGGCCAAATCGTTCAAGCAGTTTCAGCAACATTAAAAATCTCCTCAGCGAGATATCGCTTCAGTTCTTTATCAGTAGGTTGAACATTGTAGTTTTGTTTGAAAAATATTTCATAACTGTCACTACCGTATTTTCCTATTCCATATAACATTGTAGCATCATTTCCGTCCCATTGCAAGAAATCTGCTGTCATTCTTTTAAGTCTTTGGAATCGGACGTTATACATGCCCAAAGGCCATATAACTTCTTTGACTTCATCTATAGACGCCCAAAGAAATTCACCAGGGCCAGGCCAACGATCTAAGAAAAGAGGCAGCACATACTTGACTGCCTTCCTTCCGGTTTGATTTAACATGATCACAGCTACCATATGTTGCCAAGCACGTTCTTGTTCATCGAACGCAGGTAACTGTTGTTGAACCATTAGATCATCACGTAGGGTTTCAATCATCATCGCCTCGTAGCCAACGATCTACCATTTCTTCTGCCTCTTTTTGACTAAGAGCTACTACCTTGAACCATGCACATTCTTGATTGGCACGAATATCAAAGGGAACACGACCGCCTCTAAATTCTAAAGGTTCATCTAACATTCTTTTTACTTCGAATGTTTGTAGATTTTTTACTCTATCTATAAAAGCATTAGCCTGTTCTATCGAGTTCATTCGGACCTCGGCGTAGTGCATGAATCATTCCAAGTAGCCTGAGCACGTTTTTTATAATCTTCTAGTTCCCACTCGGCTAATCTTTCTCTAAATGTTCCTTCGTCGAGTCCGTGCCAACCTATACACTTACCAGTCGGTGATCGACCGCAGCCGCATTTACCAATGTCATCATCATTAGTTTCCACTCTTACCTGCATATTTTATTCTCCTCCAGTAAATTCTTCACCAGTATCTACATTAGTGAGTTGTATCGGACCGTAGATCCAATGTTCAGTTTCGTCATTATACCATCCATCGCCTTCTAGGCCATCGAACCATTCTTCTTCCCATAACGCTTCAATGCGCTCACGTTCTTCCTCCGGCATATCGTCAGGGAATGTCCATTCCATCCAGCAACCGTCGTCCATATTGTCCATTTCCCAATCGTAGTCGGTGGACATAAGTTCATAACCGTCCGGATTATCGAGATCTACATCTGGCTGTTCATCGCTTTCGCAGGTCCATGTGCCCCATCGGAAGCCTTCTTCCTTGATGATGGTAACACCATCTTTGGTCCAGAATTGGCGTTCTACTGCATTTTTCTTATGATAGTTTGATATTTTCCATGTAGTCATAATTACCTCGGAGCAAATTCTTGTTGTAGTTTAATATTATCAAAGAATTCTTTTTTAGTGCCAGAATCGTCTTTGAATGCACCTTTTAATACTGTAGTCTGTGTTAATGAACTATGTGCCATAATGCCGCGATTCTCACAGCAACCGTGGGTGGCTTGAATATAAACACCTAGGTCTTTGGCTCCGGTGGCCTTTTCGATCTCCCTAGCAATATCATTAGCAAGTTCCTCCTGGAGAGTTCCACGTCTTGCACACCACTGTGCGATCCTTGTATACTTTGAGAGCCCGATAAGATGCTGGGCAGCAATAATGCCAATATAAGCAACGCCAACAACGGGTTGGTGATGATGGCTACACATACTGCGAAGCTCGCTACGAACAACCAACATACCTTCGTAACGGTCCTCCGAATCATTTGGAAACGATGTTGCTGCGGGACTTGGGTCATATCTACCTGCCATTATCTCATTAAAATACATCTTGGCCAGTCTACGTGCTGTGCCTTTGCTATTAGGATCGTTTTCGCGATCAATTAATAGACGATCAAGCACTAGTTCAAATGCTTCTGTTGCTTCATCGATAAGTTTTTCTTTATCGCCTTCGTGTAAGAAGTCGCTGATATTATCGCCGGCCCAAAAACGTTTACCTTCACGTTTCATCTTAAAGCGAAGGTGATCTCCCAAGTATGCTTCTTCATAGCCGCCATTGCCTGCCATGGCATCTAAGGCCGTTTCTTTTTTAACATAAACAGGCTTACCTAAAGGTTCGTATTGGTCTTTTATAAATGTTTTGTCGATTTCTGCATTTAATACAGGATCTGGTTTAAATTCGTTTTTCAATATATTCTCCGAGTTATAGTCGTGGATGACATTATTATTTTAACATCTCTAATAGTTTATCACAACTAAAAAAGTTATTTTTGAGCTCATCTACCTGTTTATTTAGGCTTGGCAGAAACTTTTCATAATTTTCCATATACTGTATAATTTTATAACAGATTTCTTTTCTATGAATAGTATATGCTTCAAATGATTCTGTCCAGTCGCTTGGATACTTAAACGGATCAAAAGCCATTTCGGCATAGCTTAATCGATCAGGAACCATAGGAATAGCATCTACCAAAGCACCCTCATACCAACTAATGCCTAGAGTTTCTTGAAGATTAGCACTGAAAACTAATTTTGCTTCGCCTAATAGGTTATGGTATTCGTTTTTAGTTAATTGTTGATCCTGACATACAACAAATTCATATTGCGGCAAGTGTTCTTTTAAATCTCTAAAAATATCAACTTGTTTTTCAGGAGCGATGCGATGAGGAAATAGTATAAGATTTCGTTTAGGCATATTCTTATACATCAAAAGAGTGTCGGGCATATATTCCATAGGCCAGCCTGATCTTACGATTTTACCTTCATTGATAAAATCTTTGATAGTATCTTCTAAAGTTTCCCACAGTAAATTGCTACAAAACATATCGATGTGAAATTTAGTAGCAAAGTAATTATGATCGATCGCAGCAAAGAAAGATTTCTCCGCATGTCTAACCCACGGAGCATCTCCGATTAAGCGACCGAGAAAATCTTGAGGATCATAACTGCCAGCATGCCATAATGCGTGAATGACTACTTTGATACCAAGTAGTTCACTCATATATTTTAAGTTTATGATACCAGGGTGCCAAGCATCAGTAAACAAAAAATGATCGCCAGGCTTAACTGCTCCGGATGTAAATAACCTACTAAATTCCTCAACTTGTCGAGACTTATATATATTAGTCCCCCCAAAATTAAGAAAGGCACCAGGAGTAGTGGCTTTAGGAATATCTTCAGGACCACTGATAACTTGAACATCATGACCTCTCTTTCGCAACAATGCAGGCAAGTGGGTTTTCCACTCGCCTGTGTAGCGTGTCTCTACGGCCTCTAAATCAACGAGAAAAACTTTGGCCATTGCGTTTTCCATTATTATCCCATCTAGGTTTATTACCTTGATAGGGCCTGCGTGGACGCTTACTTGCTAGGTAAGCCTGATAGTTAGCAGAATCTTTGCGATAAAGATCTGCAGGGTTGAACTCTTTGAGTTCAAATCGACAATAGTCGAGATAGGCGTCTAGATCATCCCAGACTTTCACAACATCAGGACGGTTGGCAAAATATTGATAGTCCTTGTAGTTACGAGCCATTTTTATTTCCTTTAATATTTGATAAATGAACCATTTTCTCCGTCTTCGGAGATCTCAATCCAAACCTCACGGCCTGGATACTTTGCTTGAATCTGAGCGTATAAATCATCGCTCATCATCTCACAACTTTTATAGTCGAGGCTTAGAACGGCACCTTGACCATTATACAGCGACTCGAGCCATCGTTTGAATTGGATGAATTCGATGTCCCGGTCATTGTGGAGCACACTGATCCACACCCTGAAATGAAAGATGTGGCGATGAGGGTAACCCAAAAACGATACGTCATATTCGTCTCCTGTAGCTAGGTTAGGATCTGTAAGCGCCGCAGGATATTTGTGAATGCCTTCCTTACGGAAAGTCACCCAGATCATTTTATTAGGTCTAACGTCTTGACGGATAATCATACAGACATTAATCCTTCACCTAATTTTTTAAGCTCATCACGTGTCATATTAAAATTATATGTGCTTGAGCTATCAACGTTGCCATCTTTGTCGAGACATTCTTGAATGATGTCTACTGTAAAAAGACCTTTAGGATTAATTGATTCCCAAGATTCGAGTCTAACTCGATAAGCGGCAGATTCTTTGATTGTAATTTTTTTGATATTTAGACTTGGGTGTTTCATCTCTGCAAAGCCTCCAACATAACAATTTTACCTAACGATTCTCCGAGATCTTGATCATCTCGAATAACGTGCATATTATGAAAGTTTTGATCTTTACGTCGATCATAACTGCGAGTTTCTACAACATAACCGCCAGATGCCTTGTAAATTTGTAGACGCATACCTTCACTAGAAAGTCTGTCTGCTTCTACAAGCTGAGGAACATCTTCTTCCATGTCGTCATCGCGATTCAACCAATTGCGAAAACGCTGTTTCCATGTTAATTTCATTTTAGTCGCCTTCTTTATTCTTCGCTGCTTTGCTGTGCTAATAGTAGCGATTTGTCCATAACCACTCATTTGATTATCTCATCCTTGCCATATTGATCCCAATCTGTGAAGCGATCTCTTCCCAGAAGGTCCTGTAGGTTATGGCACCATACCCCAGGATTAGTTGCTGCAAAATCTTTGTCATCGATCTTTAGTGTAGCGTTATAGCCTAGTTGATTAATATAAGGTAATTTTACACTAATCTGCGGAATAAATCTACGGCTTTCGGTAAGACCGCTTTCCAGCAATCCTTCCGTTTCGCTAACATCAAAATCTAAGGTGCACCAAAATCCATCTTCTGCATTGAGGCAGGCATAGATCATATCTTCCCAAGGACGCCAACCTTCTGCATCATTGACGCCTTTAGTCTTGAAACTTTGATTAGCACCAAAATAGATATGCTTACATCTTTCGTTTCTTGCGATTTCCATTAATACATACGGATCTTGAACACCAACAACGAATAAAGTCTTCAGACCGTATGCCGGTGTCTTTTCAATTTCTATACCTGTAAAGAACATAATGTCGGTATGAATACCTTGTTTATAATCACGTTTCATTTTTTGAACCATTTTTTGATTGAGTTAAAAAGATTTAAATATCTCAGCGAGTGTGGATTAATAGATGGTGGAAGATGAGGACAGCGTCCTTGACGCCAATCGCAGGCAGGCCTAATTTCTTCACCACAGAAGTTGCATTTATTCTTCGAATCCATTTTTACGCATTTCCTCGGCTCGTAAAGCCTCATGTTCTGCAATATGAAAATCGCAGAGGGTTTTAATCCAGCCCCCACTAACACGCTTACCGGGAGCCCCGCATTCTTCACACATATGACTGCTAAGACTTTCTGCTAGAGAAATAGCACCGTCGGTGTATTCGTCACCGCCGCTGACATAGAATCTTAGTGTGCCGAATTTTTCTTTGATCTGTTCTACGACAACCTGTGAACATTCGCCCTTTTTATGATCGATATGACTTTGAATCGTAGCACAGAGTGTTTCTAGCATAGGCCACCAACCCGGGCTACAGGCAAAGCCGCCGTATTTGCCAGCAAACATTTTAGGAAAACGTTCGTGCATACGATTAGAAAATTCTTCGTATTGATTTTCGCTATACATTACCAAGTGCTTACATCAGTGATATCAACGGTAGTATCGATGTCCTTGTCGTCATCGTTGAATAGGTTGAACTTAACAACAACGGTAGGACCAATTCCGCTGCTAGAACTTTGTTCGAGGGTGAACCACTCAACTTCTTTAAAGTGAGCGGACATCTTGGCTAGTTTTTCAATTTGTTGCCTGTTCAGGCAAAATTGGTTAGACATTTTTTTCTTCGTGAAGTTTTTGTTTATGTTTTAGTATAGCAATATTGTCTTTCAAATGCAACCGTTGTTTCTTCAATTCTTCGAGTTTTAGATCTTCAAACAGTCCGTTTTTTTCCAAAGTGTCAATTCTTTTATTCAAAACACTATGGGCTTCTTCCAAATGTTTAATTCGATTCTCATACATAAAATCTCCTTATTCAACTTTAAGATTATCCAAAGCTTCGTCTTCTCTGTCATCTGTCCAAGAAGTTTCATCTTCTGATTCTTCATAGAACAATGTATCTGCAATGTTAGTAACACCGCCACGTAATCTAGCACCTTCTAGATTCTGCAAGAAACCAAGACGTTCTGCTTCTCCGATCATAGCAAATGCTTCGTCTTTGGTTTTAAGAGCAAACAGTTCTTCGACGAAACGATTGAAGTAGAGAACATTTCTAGGAACCCACTCAGAACGCTCGTCACTCTTGTCAGCATCTTTTACTTTACGCCAACCTCTCCAGTCTGGCCTGTAACTAGCGTATTCAATGTCCATTAAATTATTAGCACGTTGAACAGCACGAATATGACATTCTACGTTATGTCCCATCA